CGTAGAAACGGGCTTATCTGCGTCGCTCGTATTGTCTACGTTTCCAAGTCCGATATCTCCTTTCGATACGGTATCGTTGACCCATTCGCTCCCGTCATAAATAAGGGCTTCACGGTTGGCGGGTGTGACGATTGAAACGTCGTCGAGATTGCCTAAGCTCGTCGCGCTTTGGTCGTTACCTGGTAGCCATTCGCCCGAAGCGTTATCGTACTTCAACACTTGCCCGTCCGTTACGCCTGTAGTATCTACGTCGGTGAGGTCGTTGAGCGTCTCCGCGCCGCCTGTGTCCAAAGTCACAACTCCGTCTCCGTCATCGGTAAGAGTGCCGTTCGTGACGTTAATCGTTCGGACGCTTTGTACGTCGGTAGTCCCGTCAATCGTGAGCATACGGAGCACCCCGCGCCGTGCATACGTGACTTCTGTTCCTCCCGGCTCTACTCCGTCGATTGGAGCGTTGCAAGCATCCCACTCGTAAGGGATCGCAACTGACAAATCCAAGAGCACTCCGGAGAGGACATTCTTTGTCTCTTCTTCGAGTGGTGTTGTCGTAGCGTTTACGACCTCGTAATCTTGAGCGAAGAGGAAGATATTCCCGCCGTTCTTAATGTCGGCGATAATGTCCTCGGCGCATTGCTCCGCATCGGAGACCACTTCTTTCTGTCGTTCTACTTTGTCGTTCTTGTCTGCTGGAACGTCAAGGATGTAAACCTCGATGTTGTACGTCTTCGTTCCTGCGTCGTAGTTGGCTCCCGTATATACGAGATGCATGAGAGGGAAATCGGTAAACTTCGAGAGGTCGGCATCGTCAGGAGACCCAAAAGAAAAGGTCTTGATAAAGAAATGATTCTGCTGCGAATATTTCGAAGCGTTCGACTATGTTATTGAACGTGATCATGTGCGGCTCTGTCTTTTAAATAGCTGAGNTGTTGGAAGACGACTTGAATAGGAAGCTCCGTAACCGAGTCCACCTTGAGGAGGTNTTCTCCGGAGAGGGCGTAGAGGATNTGATACCATCCCCATTTTTCGCCAACCGGATCGCTTCCCCCGCTACCTCCAGTAAAGAGGACTTCATATTGTGAAGCAGTTCGTTTCTGGTAGTCCAAAAAAAAAGCAACGTACCCGATACGAAGTCGGCGGGCATCTCTTCAAAGATAGAAGCGTCTTCTTTGGCGGTGTACTTCTTGATTTCGTATTTCTCTCCGAGTTCGTAGGTCACCTCTCGGAAGAGAACCGCCATAACCTTATGAGCGTTCTTCCAAAAATCTTCGAGGTAGGTTTCGAGGTCGATCCATTCGCCCGCTGTGAATGCATCCCAATCGGGAATAAAGCCCAAGCGTTTTCCGTCGATTGTAAGCACTTTCTCAAAGCGTGCGGTCTCTTGGGTTAAGAGTTTATCGATATGCTCTGTGGCGGCTTCTATGAGCTTCTGAGGCATTGCCCGAAGTTTATCTTCGCTCTTGCCCGTACAAACGGAGAGCCGTTCGATTTGGTTTTCGCTCGTCATAATAACCTGGAGTTCTCCGAGAGAGAGATCAGACCATCGGTGCGGGAGTTTGAGTTCCATCATTCTAATAACTTGATTTGTTTGGTTTCCTTATACAAAACGGGAATGCGTGAATCGTGCGTGAAAAATGCGTGTTTGCGGGAATTTGACGGGAGCCCGTATTTTACCCGATAGCGTATGAACCGAAGTTCGGGTTCGTTTGGTTAAAGGTAATCGCGTAGCGCATCGCGTCAATAGCGTGATTGAATGAGTCGACGGGTTCATTGAGTTGCTTCCCGTTCTTGTCCTCCTTCCATTTGTAGTTGCGTAGCTCCTTAATGATGTTCACACTCCGAGCCGTGACAAGAAGCGGTCGCGAATGGAGGAATTGGATTCCATTTTTAACCGAATCTTTTCCCTTTCTTGCTCCGTGAGTATTGAATCCGTGAGCGTGTATCTCGTCGATGCTCTTTGGTTCAGCACTGTCACAGATGATAACATCCGATCGATTGACTTGATTATCTCGGAGGACTTTTGATATATCGCTATTAGTGAGGCGCGTCGCGTAGCAGAGTTCGTCGACGGCGAACCCGTGGCCGTCGGTGTAGACTCGGACGATGGCGGTTGGGTCTGCGGTGTACCCGAAGTCGAGGCCGAGGTTGAGGAGTTTGTATTCATTTGGTATCTGGTCTATTTCTTTCCAATGGGTGAAGACGGTCGCTTGTGATGCCCCTCGTTCTCCGAGTCCGTAGACCCTCCAGAAGTTTTCATCTGCTTCTTTGAAGCGTTCAATCTCCATGACCACACTTTCAGGGAGGAAGGGGTTGTCTTGGTACGTGGTCTGAAAGAACGCCGCGTCTTCTCTTGGGATAACTTCGTCATAGATCCAGTGAAATTCGTCTGAGGGGTTGTAGTCGATTAATACTTTCCCTGTGGTTCTGAGGAGGAGTTGCCGCCAATCTTCGAGGTTTATCTCGTTGGCTTCGTTGATGAAGAGAACGTCTCGCTTTCGTCCTCTTACCTTCTGCGGTTGGTCGATGCTGATGAACTCAACCATGTTGCCCCAGAGTTGATAGGTTGCATCGCTCTTGTTGTGGAGGTCGGGGTTGTATATATCCTCCCGGTTGAGTATCTCGAAGAAGTCCCGCATCGATGTGGCACGAAGTGCGGGGAATGTCTTTCGGCATATCGTAATGACGAGGCCGCTGTTCTTGTGACAAAGCTCTATGAGAGCCGTGAGGATACTGAAAGTCTTTCCGCTACGACTTCCGCCTTGATGAACTTGAATCTTCGACTTGCATTCTTTGACGTGGTAATATGTTGCCGCGAGTTTACTCATCGAGCCAGGAGAGCGGCTTCTTCTCGGTGACCTCTATCTCTTGCCGTTCGATATATCCGCGCTTCTTGCCTTTGGTCTTGAGGAAGAAGATAGTCGCTGCGGGGTTGCCTTCCTTTACGAGCTTATAGAGGTGCGATTCTGCGAAGTCGAGAACGCCGTCCTGAATGGAGTCAACCGCCTTCTTGTAGTCCGGGTCTTCTTTCAGCCAGTTGTAATGAGTGCCGCGAGATATACCCGCCATCTTTACAGCGGTTGAAACGATGCCGAGCGACTTCTCAAGAGCTTCAATCATTGCCTCCTTTTTAGGGCTGTTCAATTCGTCTAATTTTACGGCTTCCATAGCTCTGCCTTTTTACCTGTGAAATCCTCCCATCGCTTGACGATGACATCGCAGTAATTCGGGTCGAGTTCTACGAGTCTTGCTTTGCGCCCTATCTTCTCGCAGACAATCGCGGTTGTTCCTGACCCTCCAAACATCTCAAGAACTATATCTCCCGCTTCGGTCATAGGTTCGATTATCTGCCTCCACAATTCGACCGGCTTTGGGCAAGTGTGTTTGTCTCCCAAACCCTTCTCTCTATCCGTTCCCTGCTGTATATGGTCAGTTGGATAAAACTTGTTTTTGGGCTTTTTGCCATGAAGCAAGATAGGCTCCGTGACCATTGCCTTGTACCATGACCCAAGAGACAGCCCAAAACCCTTGTACCAAACAAGGTACTCGCAAAAATCACCTCTATTTGTGTAGTATTTTTCATTGCTCTTCCCCGGAGTAATTGCCATGGCTGGAGCATATTCGAGCGCGTTGTCCGTGTACGCATTGCAAAAGGTGTTGTACTCTTCTTCGCTTTTGTTGTCCTCGTAACTAGCATAAGAATATCCGACGTTATAGGGAGGGTCTGCAATGGCAAAGGATGCCTTTTCGCCATTCATTAGCCTCTCCACGTCCTCCGCTTTCGTAGAGTCCCCACAAAGCAAACGATGCTCCCCCAAGATATACAAGTCCCCGAGTTTGGTCTTCGGCTCTTCCGGTGCTTCGGGTACTTCGTCGGGGTCGGTCAATCCTTCTTTCTCTTCTTCTTCGGGAGTCCATACATCGAGACCCCATTCTTCGAGTTGGGTTGCGTCCCATTCGTTTGCGAGGATATCCCAATCCCATTCTCCGAATCCTACGTTATCCTTTACGATAAATTCATTCGCCTTGCTCTCTTCCCAGGAGGCTACGTAGACGGGTGCTTCTTTGAGTCCTGCGGCCTTGCAAGCCTTGAGGCGCATATTCCCACCGAGAACGATATTCTCTGGGTTGACGACTATGGGACGCGCTTCGAGCATTTCGGGAAACTCCTTGATGCTAGTTACCAGCTTTTGGAATTTATCGTCTTTAATTATCCGAGGGTTGTTCGGGTTCTCCTGAAGCTCCGAGAGATTCATGAGCTTGAACGATGACGGCTTCGAGGGTGTGGAGGAATTCGGCATTGTGTACGGCTAAGGTTAGGAGTAGAGTTGCGGGATCTTGTCCGACGTGCATTCGGACGACTTCTGCGTTCTCCGTTATAAGGAGGTAGTTCTTTGCGTGGAGGAGGGCTTTACGTGCGTTTCTCATTGTTGCAATCTACGAAGGGTAAGTTCAATTGCCAACGGGTTAACATCGTAAGCCTCGTATTTATAACCGAGTTGTTGAGCAACTGCAGCCGTTGTACCAGTACCGCAAAAGGGGTCAATAATCGCGTCTCCTTGTTTTGCTGTTGTAAGGATGATTCTTCGAACTATCTCCTCCGGAATTTGATTAGTGTATTCTTTAATCTTCTCCCGGCTTACGTTCTTTACGAGATTTACTTCCCAATGATCCGGACACTTCCGGCCTCCGGTTCGCTTCATTAGTTCTTTCACTCGCTTATCGTTTGGGTTCTTGTATGGTATTCGAACCTTGCTCCAATCCGGCTCACAATTCCACCAAGCAATCATCCTCCATTGACGGCTTCCGGTGTTGCTTGGATACGTCCAAGAAACGCACCTTTTAGGGTTGCCCAATACCGGGATAATATCTTGCATTATGCTCTCCGCGTAATGGATTAACACAACCCTCTCGCCTTTCATCGGTTCGAAGAGAGATCGATATTCTTCTTCGCTTTGATTATCTTCGAAGTCTCCGTTATACTTATATCCGATATTATAAGGTGGATCTGTGATGACCAACCCGTCTTTGTATAATACCTCTCTGCAATCTTTCAGTTTTATCATGGGTGAAAGATTCTACCCTCAACATCTCTCGCGATGGTTTCGAGCCAGTCGCGATCGTAGTAATTCATATGGGGGAGCCTACGGTGTAGGACTTTCATCCCTCCGTAGCTAACCGTTTCGAATTGTTCTTTGTGGGGTTGCTTCATGTATTCGCGAATGTTCTTCGCTATCTCTTCCCGCTCTTCTTTGGTGTAGCTCATTTTCGTTTGGTTATAGTCCGCAATAGCCTGAATCACACGACCATTCGTCGAAGTTGATTTCCGTCTGTGGTTTGTGTTTTTGTATCTCCGAATAACTAAGTTCACTCTTCCATCTCCCTCCGTGTTTTACTTCTTGACTCTTAAACCATTCCATTTTTTCAGGATGATCATCAAACTTCTTTCGAAGTACAAGCGGGTTTCGATGAAAGCATCCGACACAGTTGTTTTGTTTTGCAAAGGGGACAAGGATGTCGTCCCAGTACTCAACAATTCTGTCTCTTTTGATTCCGTTATCAATCAAAGGGAAAGAAGGTTTTTGCCATCCAACCTTTTTGTACTCTCTTAATCCGTCAACGCATTTGTCGAGCATATTCTTCGCCCTGCGTTCTTCTCCCTGCCTGAATCCAATTTGCATCTCAACAGGCTCGCCAATTGTTTCTTTCCACCACTTGAACATTGGGTCAATCTTCATTTCGGTGGTGCAGTATCGCGCCATGATATTGGGTAAATACCCGCTTTTCTTATCGATGATGTCTTCAAATGGCTTTCCTGCCACCCAATGAATGTCTTGTTCAAGGTATTGCTCAAGTTCAAGTATTGTCTCGATGATAACATCTTCCTCAAGTGTTCCCACAAACTCGCGGCCAATCTTATCGCTCACCATCTGTCGCAGTTTTGCGTCTGGGTGTTTGCATTTTGGGTCGTTCGTCGTAACCAAAGCAAAGACCAAGTAATCGCTTGGGTAATTGGCGGCGATATACGCTGAGGACTGGCCGCCCGATACGCTTGTTACTGTCTTCATTGTCCTGTCTCTTCTTTTGTGTAGCTCATTCTTTTATCGTTTGCTGGTAGATTAATTCACAGGCGCGAATGCGCTCTTCGGGATCCTCGTAATCTCGTTTTGCTATAACGCAATTGACGCAACGATTCATGAAGAGGTAGCGGTTCTCGCTTTTATTTGGTTTCGGGAGGGGCATCTTTTAAAAGGGCTTTGAGTTGGTTAAACATCCGGCGGTTGCAACTCGAACAAGACGAAGGAGAGGTATTCGTTCCCGTGGCCTTGGAATAAATACGGGCGAGGTCTCCGTTGGTTGCTTTGTTGGGGTTGTCCAGGAGCTTGCGGATTTCTGCGAGGTCGCTTTCTTTTATCTCTGCTTCCCATTTTCCTAAAGGGCAGGAGGAGACTTTGAGACGCGCTTTCGTGGGCATATGGCAGCCGCACAATTTCGAGTCCGTAAAGGCTTCGGTTACGAGCGGGCCACAACTCCTCGTCTTCTCGACGAAGTGTTCGCAACCTTGACAG